TTTTTTATATCTGGTGTAACTTTTGTTTTCTTTTAACAATCTAACTTCATCCAATAAAAACTCTGAATATTCAAGACACCATGAATTCATATATTTAAATTTGTAAATCTCGCTATTTTGAATCTTTTTAAAATTATTAACTGCTGTTTCTAAAGGTGCGTTCTCTTCCATCCCTCATCCTCCTCACGCCACATAGGCGTTATTAATCAAAAATACGATAGTTATAAATAACTTTGCCTATCACTTCGATTTCATCAATAGAATCTAAATCGTAAGAATTAGTTTTAAATTCATCTGAATAGCTTGCTGGGTCTAAATGTAGTTTTGTTTCAGTACGTCTCACACGCTTAACTGTATATTCACCACCTAGACGTAATACAAGGATGTCATTGCTGTTAAGTTTATGATCACAAGACTTTCTATAATCATGGACAATTATATAAGAACCGTTAGCGAGTATTTTATTCATGCTATCTCCGTTTATTTTTAGTGCTATACATTCGCTAGGTTTACGACCGTTAAAAGCAAATGGTGGAACTTTTAATTTTTCATTATCAATTGCAACTTCCTCGAAATTTCCAGCAGAAACTTTACCGAAATATGGAACCTCGATTTCGCTATCAAATTCTGGTAAAACAATTTCTTCAATTTCTCCTAAGAGATAACCTTTAGAAACATTGAACAAACTTGAAATTTTTTCGACCATACCCATTCTAGGTTCAGTTCTTCCACTTTCCCACATTCTTATAGTACCTTCGGAAACATCTAATTTTTTAGCCATCTCAACTTTAGACAATCTATTGTTCAATCTGATTTCTTTTATGGAATTTTTGAAAGCCATTTTGTTTCCCTTCCTTATATATAATGTTTTTACACTTTTATTATACTATGAAAAATCGTAATTGCAACCCTTAAAATACGATTTAACAAAATAAAAATACGTAATTTTTAAAAATAATTACGAAAAATACTTGCAATCGTATTCTAATTACGATATACTTTGATCAGAACTTAACAAGGAGGTAAAAAAATGAACTACATCAAACATAGTTTGAAATTAGATGAATGGCGAAAACGAAAAGGTTACACCCAGTCATCTTTCGCAGAAAAACTTGGCATTTCACCGTCTACTTATAACATTTGGGAAAACAACCCAGAAATGATTAAACCTAGAGATGCTTTTAGAATTGCTAAGACATTAGATATCTCTATTGATGAGATTATTTTTTTAAAAGATGAATCGTATTTTAAATACGTTTTAGTCGAAGAAAAACAAACATCTTAATAGGAGGAATTAAAAATGAACTTAAAAATTCAAGTCGTATTGGATGACACAACAGAACTAAAAAATACTTTGGAGCAAATAGAAAATATCCACTCACAAAGTATTGAAAAATTAAATGTAGAAATCGTAATAAATTCTAATCATCCATGCGATCTAAATAATCTTTGATGTATTTAAGACTATTTACAATAACTTCTCCATTAATTATGGAGCTTGAACTAATAGGATTGCCATTTACACCTGACTTAGTGAGTTTAGCATTATGTTCTAACATAGCTATTACTAATTCAGATGCTAATTCTTTATTTGACTTTTCCATACTTATCACCTCCTTAGGTTGATAACAACATTATACACGAAAGGAGCATAAANTTTTTTATATCTGGTGTAACTTTTGTTTTCTTTTAACAATCTAACTTCATCCAATAAAAACTCTGAATATTCAAGACACCATGAATTCATATATTTAAATTTGTAAATCTCGCTATTTTGAATCTTTTTAAAATTATTAACTGCTGTTTCTAAAGGTGCGTTCTCTTCCATCCCTCATCCTCCTCACGCCATATAGGCGTTATTAATCAATGTGATGCAATTTAAAAACTCTCAACGGCTCAAATGTAATTGAGTATAATAAAAGGGTACTAGGTACCCCTTGAAATTATTTATCTAAATTATCTACTGCATAACGTGCCTGTTCTTCTGTGAATCCTTCAACACTTGAAGTAAGTTGATTGTAAATGGCATCATTAGACATGTTTTGTGTTTTTGCATAATCTTTAGCTTTTGCTAAAGCGTTCTTTTTATAGTCTGCTTTCAAATTATCAACAGCATATTTAGCGTCAGCTTCTTTAAAACCATCAGCTTCAGATATTAATTGATTATAAATGCCATCTTTAGACATATGCATCACACTAGAATATGTTTTAGCTTTGTTTAAAGCAGATTTTTGCTCACGTGTAGCATTTTTATCAATTTTAGTTTCTGAATTACTATCACTTCCGCCATTATTTACATCGTTTACTAAAGCGCCAGTGCAAGCAGAAATTCCTATTATAATTAATATTAATAAGACTAGACAGCCACCACAGCCAAATAACCAACCTTTTTTGCGCTTTTTCTTCTTTTCCTCATCTTGTTGCTTTTGATACTCTTGAAATTGCTCCCATTGTTGCCTATGTTGTTCTTGTGAGTTCTTTTCTTCCATCGTTCTTTCTCCTTTAATGAATATTATATATTAAAATGCCAATACGACATTTAATAAAATAGTTTTTGACTTGCTACAACTCTGCCTACAATCTTGACCTCGTCATCTTTTCCATACACTTGTGGATAGTGACTAGGATTATTTGACTCAGGAATTAAAATAATTTGATCGTTATTGTAACGTATTCTTTTGACAGTACCGTTGTAACCATTGACTAGTACAACACCTAGTTGACCATTCTCAACAGTCGAATCCTTTTCAACAACTACAACGTCTCCGTCTTGAAAGAGTTTGTCCATACTATCTCCAGACACTTTCAAACCGAACTCTTCTTTATTAGAATTCAAATTTTTAGTAGCAAAGTATATGTAGTCGATTAAATTTTCTTCTGTGTAAATAGGCATTCCTGCAGATATCTGCGATACAACCGGTATCTTTTTAACTGGTAGTGTGTCGAGTTGTACTATTTTGTTAGGTGATTCAACAAGTGATGATTTTTCTACTCCGAAGTATTTGGCTAACATTTCAATTTTGTCTATTCTTGGGTATGTTTTTGCGTTAATCCAATCTGACAAAGTTGTATAACTTATTTTTAAATCTCTAGATAATTTATTTCTATCAACATTGTTTTCTTTCATGAGGCGAGAAATATTTTTTGCCATAATTTCTTTGTTGCCTAACATTATAATTTCAATCCCTTCATCTAATATTACAATATCATTGTACGGCTTAATCGTAAAATATACAAGAGAAAAAATAAAATTACGGTTTAAGTGTTGACATTACGTTTAAACCGTAATATACTTAAGTCAGTTCTTAAGTAAGGAGGTACTACAATGACGCAAATCATCGTTAAAAAAGAACCGGTAACATTAAAGACACTGAGAGCTAAATATGATTTGACTCAAGCTAAAGCTGGCGCTAAAGTTGGTGTGTCTTCTGATGTGTGGCATAACTGGGAGAAAGGGAAAACTTTCCCTAATGTTCCTCAGTTAAAAAAGATAGAAGAAGAATTTGATATATCTTATGATGACATTATTTTTTTGATCAAAAATAACGGTTAAACCGTAATAGGAGGAATGCCAAGTGCAAGCATTACAAAGATTTCAAAATTCGCAATTTGGAGATTTAGAAATTTTAACTATTGAAGGTAAGCAATGGTTTCCGGCAATCAACGTCGCTGAAACATTAGGTTATACAAACCCGAGAAAAGCAATTAGAGACCATGCTAAAGAACGTGGGGTAACGATTCGTTCCGTCATCGATTCACTCGGAAGAAATCAAAATAAAAAGTTCATAGACGAAGGTAACTTATACAGATTAATCTCACGTTCGAAATTACCACAAGCAGAACAATTTGAAGAATGGGTGTTTGATGACGTCTTACCCGCTATTCGCAAACATGGTATCTACGCAACAGACAATGTAATTGAACAAACATTAAAAGATCCAGACTACATCATTACAGTGTTGACTGAGTATAAGAAAGAAAAAGAGCAAAACTTACTTTTACAACAAGAAATTGGAGAGCTAAAACCCAAAGCAGACTATGTAGATGAAATCTTAAAGTCAACTGGAACATTAGCTACAACTCAAATCGCGGCAGACTACGGTATATCAGCACAAAAGTTAAACAAACTACTACACGAAGCTAGATTACAACGAAAAGTGAATAAACAGTGGGTGCTTTACTCAGAACACATGGGCAAGAGTTACACAGAATCAGACACTATACCAATTGTACGCTCTGACGGTAGAGAAGACACAGTTTTACAAACTAGATGGACACAAAAAGGTAGATTGAAAATACATGAAATCATGACTGAATTCGGTTATGAAGCTAACGTAACTGCTTAACAGGAGGGCGCAGCAAATGGAAGATCAAAACAAAAAAGTCATTTATTACTACTATGACGAAGCAGGTAATAGACAACTATTATCAATTGGAGATTTGAATCTCTATTTATTAAAAGATATTAAATCAAGATTTGGTTTATATAAAAAACAAATCCCTGATTTAGATAATCTGTTCGTTCAAATAGACGGTGTTGAATTTAAAGTACTATAACCCGAGCAATGCACCTCTTAAACAACATTATACACGAAAGGAGCATAAACATTATGCAAGCATTACAAACAAAATCGAACATCGGCGAAATGTTCAACATACAAGAAAAAGAAAA